AATGTCCAAGCCGCACCTTTACGTAAGTCACGTAAAATTTCACGGTCAATTTCTGCTGCAACTTGCTCAGATAATAAAGCTGTTAATTCAGCTTCAGCATCGATGTTGTGGAATGCAGAAACGTCTTGTGCTAATTCTGGAGACCATTGAGCTCTTAGTTTTCTTTCTGTAACAGATACAGTTACTGACTCAAGGTCAAAAGAAACCTCACCAATTTTATCTTCAAATTCTAATTCTTTGTAGATTCTATAAGTAACCGCGAATTGACTACTTAATGCTGTAGTTCCAGCAACAAGTGTAGTAATACCTGAATACCCGTCTAATGAGTTTGAACCTACAGAACAAGGTACTTGACAGTCAACCTCTAAATAAATGATACCATTAGCATCACAAATATTATCATATGAACCACCGTTACCTGAACCTGGCCAAGAAGTTGTTGTTTGTGTACCATATTGTACAATTCCTTTACCATATTTTTGAGTTACAACTCTAAATAATAAGTCCTGTGATCCTAATCCTGAGAATGCACCAGTGCTAACTGCAGTAACTTGTAAATCAGATAAGAACGCTTCGTTATCCATTTCTTGCCCATCAGGACCGATTAATTTACCAGCACCTCCAGATGTGAATCCAGACAAAGAAATTAAAACTTTTCTATATTCACCGATTGGGTAACCGTAAGGAATTAAACCTGAAGTACCAGACCATGCAACTGTAGTTACAACTCCTGTTTTAGCAGAGTAAGTACCTTTTGAATAGTCAAATAATCCAGCTGGATCTAATGTAGGTTCGTTACCTTCATAGAATTGGTCGTAAAGGTTTGTGTTACCATAAGTAGAACCTGCACCGTAACCAGTTTGTTGAGTTTGACCGTCAGCACCTGGTGCTCCGAATGGTGCGTAGTGCTCGTTACCTGAGGTATACCCTTGAATTTTAGGTACAAAGTAGAACAATTTACCGATAGGTAAGTTCATTGCTTGTACTGATACTAAATCGTTAGCCAACAATTTAGAGAATACACGTCTTACGATAGGGAAAACTACAGTTTCGAAAGAACCTGAGCTATCTGTAGACGCCGCTTCGTTAATTAGGTGAGATGCTTGGTTTTCATATAACTGCGCCATGTTCTCTTTGATGTGTCCTTTAAGACCGTCTAGGAATCCTAATTTATCCCATTTGTTAATTGTATCTTCTTTGATAACTTTAAGGTGCTTAAGACCGATGTTACCAACAAGACCTGATTCTAATAATGCTCCCATTTTATTTTTTTTAATTTGAGTTTATTTATTGTTTATTTAATTTTTCCCATCAAATCTTTCATTCTTAAGAATTGTGGATTTTCATACGTTTTACTTTCAATTAAATTAGTTGACGATCCGTTTGCTGGCGTTTTATTAACTTTAGCCTGTACAGACTCAGTTACAACTTCAGTTCCCTTACCGTCTAATTCATTTTTAATTGATTTGTAAAGATTTTTTGATTCCTTGATAGATTCTACATTATCAAATCTTCTTAGAATGTTTATTTTTTCTTGTTTAGTAGTTGAATGTTCTGTAAACAATCTTGTTGCGTAAGCCAAATTAGAATTGAAAACAGCAACTTCATTTAATTTAGATCTGAAAAAGTTTAAAGCCTTTTTATACTCTTCATTTTTTTCTTTTAACAAATCCATTTCTTTGATTACTGCTTCATTTGTTCTAACTTTCATTTTAGGTAAACCTTTTCTACCTGGGTAGTTTCTACTTCCATTACCTAAAGTTCTAGCTGCTTCAGTTTGTTCAGGTTCCATCATTCCTCCAGTTTTTTCAATGTCAATCACATCAACATCTTCTTCTTGTTCCCATCCTTCGAATGTTTCTTCAACTTCAGTTTCAGTCACTCCGTGTTTGATTTTAGGATACTTGAATTTATCTGCTTTACCCATTCCAACACCTTTAGTGCCTTGTGGTTGGTCTTCTTTGAAACCTTTATTATTAACCGAAGTTTTAGCCATTCCTGATCCTGCTTTACCCATTCCCATTCCTACTGCTTTAAATGCTTCTACTACTGAGTTAAGTTCTTCTTCATCAATTTCATAAACTCTTTCTTCCTTCATATTAGAAAAATCGTCCATTGGTATTGAATCCAAATCTAAGAAGTCTTCACCTTCTTCCATGTGGTAGTCGCCTTCTTCCATGTGGTAGTCGCCTTCTTCCATGTGGTAGTCGCCTTCTTCCATGTGGTAGTCGCCTTCTTCCATGTGGTAGTCGCCTTCTTCCATGTTATAGTCGCCTTCCTCAACTTCTATTTCGTAGATAACACCTTCTTCTAAATCCAACATTGGTTCTTCTGTATTATCGTCCATGTCCCCACCTTGAATTAGATATTCATCTTCATCATCAATTAGATGAATGAAATCATCTTCTTTCTTAACTATAATACCGTCTTCATCACCCATAGCTTTAAAAACTTTTAAAACTTCTTCAGGAGACGCAGACGTTAAGTCAAGTGGAGGCATTTCCATTTCATTATCACCTTCATCATCACCACCTTCGACATCCATATCGAAATCTAGATTAGCTTCAGGTTCTCCCCCCTCGTCTTCAACATCAACATTAACCTCTTCTTCATCCCCCATAGGTTCATCAACCTCAGGTTCATCCATTTGCGGTACTTCTTGTTCGTTTAGGGATTTTTTTGTTTGTTTTGAATCTACTAAAGATTCTCTAACTAATTCACTGATTTCTTGTTTCATAGTAGAAGCAAGTATTCCTTTTGCGTTTTCACTGATAGCGTTTTCGACAGCCTTAATTTGTAATAAGGTTTGTTCTACTATCGATCCTGTTTTTTCTGTACTCATTATTTTAAGCAATGCGTTACGCGTTTATTTTACAGATAAATATATCCTTATTGTAAAAAAATCATTATATTATAGTTTTAAAGTGAAAAAAATTGAGCATAAAAAAAGGGACACCGATTGGTGCCCCAAAATAATTTTTAAAAAATTAATAGATTAAATTTATTTTTATTCAATTACCTCATCAATTTTAGACTCAACAATTGCAGTAATTCTCCAATCCATTGAGTAGTTTTCATAAGCCTTTGTTACTTTTGCCTCAACGTCCGTTGGTGAGTAACCTTTAACTAATTTTTCTTCTCTAATCTTTTTAATTTTTCCTGTGTTATCATCAACCATGTCAGTTGTGATTTTTGCTACAAAATATTTTTCGTCCATTTCTAAAAGTTTTTATTTACCTAAATAATCGGACAATCTTTTCATTAAGTCAACAGATTTATCCAATCCTGAACCTAAAACATCAATATTATTGTGTTCGTCTAACTTTTCCTCGTAAGCCGGTCTATCTTCTTTATTTAAGTAAAGATATGCCCCTGGTGTGGATGGCGAAGACACAAGGTCAAAACAAATTAATTCAAAATCATCTTGAACTTCGTTTTGGTCACCCTTTTTTACTAATGAACCGACACCACGAGAAGATACCCCCATAGTAACCCCTTGTCTCATCATGTTAGCTGCAACATCACCTTTTGATGATACAATACCTCTTTCATGAAAACCAGGTGTAGTTAATAGTTTAATCTTACCCATTAATACGTTACCTTCCCACCACATGTCCGTAATAAGGTGGGATACTCTATCTAAATCAATCAAGGAAGATTCAGGGTGATTTAATTCTGATATAGACATACCGCGTTTAATAATCTCTTGGTATTTTTCAGCTTCTCTTTTTAATATTTTTTCAGGATAAATCCTACCGTTTCTATTTGGTACTCCATGTTTTTGTAAAGTGGCATAAAAAACAAAAGGTTTAGAATGTTCCAATTGCCCGTATGATTCTTTTATAACTTCGGTATTTCTTGTATCGTTTGGGTTAATGTATCCTGCGTCCCATTCCACAAGTATACCTTTACCACTATCATTTGGTCCTAAAATTCTCATAATGTATTTTTTAATAAATAAATATTATCAAATAACCATTTCTGTATTTTTTGTTTTATTTAGTGTAAAAAACTTACATCTTTTTAAGTCATCTACGTAAATTGACGTTAATAATGATTTTATTTTATTTCTAAGTACGAGTGATTTAAATTCCATAAATTTGTTATGTATGAAAAGGGTAATTTCTAAATTCAAAAAACTTTTTTTACCTTTTTGAATTCCACTTGTTCTTAAATCCAAATCTACTATTTGTTTTTTTTCAAAAATAGTAAAATCTAAAACCTCTAAAAGTGTGTGTTGTATTTGTCTTTTAATGTGACCTGTTATTTTTTCCCAATTGTCGTAGTCATCTGATGGTTGTATCCATGTTTGTAATACTATGTATATTGATTTCATTTCTTTAGAATCAACAGTACCGTAGTAACTTTTTGCGTCATCAAAAATATTTAATTTTGATGTTTTTCCTTTTTTCATTCTTCATGTCTTAAAGTTTATTTGTTTAAACAATTATAACAAAATTAAATGTGGTTGTCAAAAATCAAAAAAATACTGATATTTATACCAAAAGGAGGAAAAAAATATGATTATAGTACCAGTTAAAACACCTAACTCTATTGAGCAAGCACTCAAACAATATAAATTTAAAGTCTACAAAACAAAACAACTTGAGAAATTAAGGGAGAGACAGGAGTTCACAAAACCTTCAGTAATTAAAAGAGAACAAAAGAAAAAGGCAGCTTACTTACAAAAAAATAATAAGTAATTATTTATCTTGTTTTTTGTGAGTAAAGAAATCAACTGAGGTTAAACCCAAACAACCAAAAGCCAAAAGACCAACAGCATCAACTAAGGTTGTTGAAGGTTCGTATTTTCCACAACTAAACATAGAAATAAATAAAGCTACTATTAGTGACAAGCCACAAAGTAGACCTACAAATCTTTTAGAAGAGATACCACCGTTGGCACCTTCCATCATTGATTTAAAAAATCTAATCATAACCCCTTACTAAGGTTTCTTAATTTATAAAGATTATATCTATCGTATGGAGAATCTACAATTTTTTTAATCGTATTTTCAATAGTTGTGGTTAAATCGGAGTCCTTAGACTCATTAAGTGATGATTTCAAATTAGAAATTACATTTTCTTTTAAGTTATCCATTTCTATTTTTACTTCGTCTTCTGACATAGAAGATAATTCTTGAATAATTTTTCTTTCTGATTCTGAAATATTTTTTAATTCCATTTTAATATTTTCATCCGCAACTTTTATCATTGTGGAAATAGGTAGATTAACACTTTCTTCTAACTTTGAAATGGTTTCTTCTGAAATTAATGTTGACTTTATTTTAGTTTTGGATTCCAACACAGTCGATAAGTCCTTTATTGATTTTTTGTAAATGGTATTGTCTATATCCACGTAATCGTTCGAATGTTCTAAAATAATAGAATTAATCCAATTACTTAATTTATTTAAATATTTCTGATTATTTTCAACCAATATTTGGGAATATTCGATACTCTCGTTTACATATCCTTCAGCTATGGATTCATTCAATCCTTTTTTACTTGATAGGTCGTCATATATATAATATAATTCTGATAAGTCTTTGTTTTCTAAAACCATAGATTTAAACTGTTTCATAAACGATTTAAATTCAGGTTTTCCGTACAAACTTATAGATGCCTTTTCTATTTTTGTTTTTGTAGTACCAAAAGTGTTCATAGTTTTTATTTAATAAATATTACTTATCTAATAAAGATCTCACTTTTTGGTCTATTTCGATTAACGAATTTCTCCCTTTAGATAATTCCATCACGTCAGCCGCACTAAATAACGTCATTTCCTCAAGTATCAAATCAAGTCCATCCTTATTAAAACTTTCTGGTGTTACACCACCGGCTTCGGGTGCAGGGGCTTCAGGTGGTGGAGGAGCTGCAGCACCACCGAGGTCACCACCCATATCAGTTTCACCAGCACCTGGTGATTCACCACCAGATTCAGATGATGGTTCACCATCTTTTTTACCGTATAATTGGTCTATGGTATCGAATAAACCTGTTTTTGGTATAATTTCTGCGGTTTTACCTAATTCGGCCGCAACTGCTCTTTCTACTCTTTGTTGTTGAATGTCTAATCTTATTTCTTCGTCTGAGAAACCTAAAACATGTTTTTTAGCCCATGATGCAGATACCGGTGCTACTGAATCAGCAATTGGTGTTACTGCGTCTTTATACAGTAGTATTTTCTCTTTCCATAATTCTATTGATAATAGTTCGGATTGTTTTGACGGGTTATGTAATCCTAAAGTAAAATTAGTTAGTTCATCTTCAAATCCTAACAAGAATAGGTGAATGATTGCAATTTTGTTTAGTTCTGCAATCATAGATTTTTGAATTCTATTAATTGTTCTAGCAAACCTAATATCTAATAATGATAAATTTTTACCATCGCCTACAGCCTCTTCAAAACCAAGATATGCTTTAGGAATTCTTAATGCTGTTACCAACTTCTTTTGGATATATTCAATATCTGCAATTTCCGCTAAGTTAGTTCCACCTGGTAGTGTTTCTATAGGGTTTGTTGCTGCAGGGTCACGAACAGGGATAAAATAATCTTGGTCTACTGCCATTTGATTATACCTCATATCAACATTACCAGTTGAATGGTCAACAATTTGGTCCCTTTTAAATTTATTTGCAACTCTTTGTACATAAGGGTCAACATCTTTGTCGTCCATGTTTCCAACAAAGACTTTAAAAACCCTTCTTTCAGGCGCCCTGGATACACGATATATTAACATTGCATCTTCAGATAATAAAAGTTGTTTCCAAATACGTCTCGCCTTTTCCAACATAGAAGTTCCATAAGGAAGTTTTCTATCATCACCTAAAATCCTAAAGTGTGCTATTTCCCAAGTATTGAATTCCATGTTCTTTTCTTTCCAAGTAAATTTCAAAGCATCGTTTTCCATTTCTTGTGAATACTTGTCAGGCTGAAATCTCATACCTTTTTCTAACCTTTCTATTTGAATGTTTGGTAATTGTTGGCATCCAACAATACCCTTTTCAGGGTCTAACTTTAGATAAACAAAATTATCACCGAATTTACATGTATTTCTCGTCCACATTGGTAGATTTGTATTGATGTCTAATTTGTTAACGAATAAGTCTATCAATACGGATTTTATTCTTTTGGACTCTGAATAAACTTTTAATATTAATCCATCTTGGTCTGGTGTTGTTGATTCCTCAGAATATATGTCAAGTGCTGCAGATATTTCAGGTGTATACTCCATAGACTCATAATCATAATATGAAGCCATCCTTGTAGGTTCATAATAAACAGCTTGCTGATAAAGATTATTCTCAACTTTTTGCCACTGTTGACCAATGTACATAGTTTGTTGGGACTGCAGTTTTTCTTTTTCAAACTCAGTTTTGTCTGTTGTTTTGAGTAATTCTTTTTTATCAAATTTGAATACGGGTGATTGTTGGTCAAGGGTTGCGTTAGGACCAAATGTCCTACTCAATCTTTGCCACACCGTTAGTTTTTGTTCTGACATAATTTCTTTTATTAAAAAATAATATGGTTAATTATAAATTAAACCCTTTTACCACTGAATAACCATAAATACTTTTCATAATCGCTTTTAGTTAAGCTATTTCTTTGGTAACTGTTGTGGTCTCTTGTTGATGCAGGTAATCCAGGATTAAAACTAGTGTATTCATTTTGATAACTATTATTTTCAACAGACCATGATTCTAACATTGCTTTTGTTTGTTCGGTAACTTTTTCTAATTGAGCAAAAGACGTTTCGGCTACGTATACTGCCATAGCAAAAGACATTATTAAATCATCGTGTTGACCTTTTTGGTGGTCGGGTCTACCGTTTACGTAAACAAACGTATTCAACTCATTAAATAATCTTTGTGATCTTACTGAAAAATCATACCTTAACGCTTCCTCAAACGCTTGTATAATCAATACCCTTTTAGCATTAAAGTTAATGCCAGGTATTTTGTCATTAGCTTTAGGATTCCATTTCCATTTGTCAGCAGGATTAACTCCATCAACGTATAAATTTTTATATCCTAACTCCTGTAATTTTCTTGATGTGGATACCCCCATACCTCCAGTGATATCTGTTACTATTAGAGCACCGTACATAGTACCCCATTTATATGCGATTTCCGCCAATACATCG